GGCGCAAAAGTTCCTGCTCTCCATAAAGAACAGACTCACCCATCCTCGTTATCAGGACTTACACCTCGCCTTTGGACCTCCAGGCGGATTTGAAAAGAACTCTGATTCGTGGAAGCAGGACCTTATTTACCTATCATCCGAGTCTCGTGACTCTGGTGAAAAAGACCCAACGGTTCAGGCTATTGGTATTCGTGGACATATCTACGGTGCCCGTGCTGACCTAATCATCATGGATGACTGTGTTGACCACACCAATGCCCATGAGTATGAAAAACAGATTGACTGGATTCAATCAGAAGTTATGTCTCGTATTGATTACGATGGCGGTAAGTTACTGGTAGTGGGCACAAGATTACGCCCTAAGGATTTATATTCCGAACTCCGTGACCCCATGCGTTATCCAGACGAAACTTCTCCTTGGACTTATTTCGCTCAACCTGCGGTATTGGAGTTTGCCGATGAACCGAAGGATTGGGTTACCCTTTGGGCTAAAACCAATATGCCCCCAGTGTCTGGTAATGGTGTACCAGATGCTAATGGTTTGTACGACAAGTGGACAGGTGAGGCGCTTACTAAAAAACGCAGTCGCATGTCGCCCAATCTCTGGGCTATGGTTTATCAGCAACAGCAAGTTCACGAAGATAGCGCTTTCCCACAAGAAGCAGTCAAGGGCGTTATTAACGGTGCTCGTAACATTGGTGTCATCCCCAAGAATAAGGCTGGCAACCGACATAGCGGCATGGATGGTCTTATTGTGGTCGCTGGACTCGACCCCGCCATGGCTGGGTATACCGCTGCTGTGTGTATTGGCATTGATGTTTCTACCCAAAAGAGGTATGTGCTTGATGTGTCAAACCAACAGGGTATGAAACCTGATGACATTAGAACTTTAATTAAAGACTGGACAGACAAGTATTCAATTTCTGAGTGGCGTGTAGAGAAAAATGCATTTCAAGCAATGCTCACCCAGGACCGTGAGGTACGAGAATACCTACAAACAAGGGGTGCCACACTCAAAGAACATCATACTGGAAACAATAAATGGGATACAGACTTTGGTGTGGCATCTCTTACTACATTGTTTCATGGTTATGAAGAAGGTTTAAACCTTATTGAGTTCCCATCTACACATCAATCCGAAGGCTTAAAGGCTTTGATAGAGCAACTGGTTACTTGGTACCCAGAGGCTCCACGCAGCCAAAAGACCGACTGTGTTATGGCGTTCTGGTTTGCAGAACTAGCCGTACGAGACAGGGTTGCCAACGCAAGCATGTTTGCCCGTACACATAACTCGTTCAACATGTTCCAAACAAGACATGATAGAAACCAACAAATGACCGTTAACTTAAATGATTACGCATATACACAATGATAGGAGGTGAACATGGCACTATCCGTTGAAGAAGTAAAGAACTACTATGACCGCTATCGCCGTATGTATGATGACCGTGACCAGCGCATGAATCAAGTTCTTATGGTTCGTCAAGGTAAGATGCGAGATGTTTACCCAGACCTTTTCCCAGATGGTCCTTTTGAAAACCCTATTGTTGCAAATATGGTTGACATCGCAGCCCGTGATTTATCAGAAGTTATTGCTCCATTGCCATCGTTTTCATGCACATCTACATCAATGGCATCAGAGACAGCACGCAAGAAGGCAGATAAGCGTGGAGAAATCGTTAACGGTATTGTTAACTTCTCTGACCTACAATCACAGATGTTTAATGCTGCAGACCGATATGTAACCTACGGATTTGTTCCAGCGCAGGTTGAGATTGACATAGATGACAATATGCCACGCATTAAGTTCTTTGATTCCCTAGGTTCATACCCAGTTATTGACCGCTATGGTCGTGTAACTATGTTCTTCCAGCGCATGAACAAGCCAACAGAAGAACTAATGGCTAAGTATCCAGAAGTAGCCCACCTTATTTACGATAAGAACAATACTTCTACTATGTCTGAGATTGTTCGTTTCCACGATAAAGACCAAGACTTAATCTTTATGCCTAACAAGAACAATCTTGTATTGGATAGAGCGCCCAATGTAATGGGTGAGTGCATGATTCGTGTTGTAATGCGACCATCAATTGATGACCAATCCCGTGGACAGTTTGATGATGTCCTTGCTATTCAAGTTGCTAAAGCACGCTATGCATTGCTTTCACTTGAAGCAGCAACCAAATCAGTGCAAGCGCCTATCGCTATGCCACTTGACAGTCAGGAGTTAGCCCTTGGACCAGATGCAATTATGCGTTCAAGCAAGCCTAATGAGATTCGCAGAGTCCCACTTGAACTACCTAATAATGTGTTCGCACAGTCACAAGTTCTTGAAAGCGAACTCCGCCTAGGTTCACGCTTTCCAGAAGCAAGAACTGGTAATTCAGATGCTTCTATTATTACAGGACAGGGCGTTAAGGCGCTTATGGGTGGTTTTGATACACAAATCAAGACTGCACATGCAATGTTTGCCCGTGCCTTTACAGAATTGTTAGCGCTTGCTCTTAAAGTTGATGAAAAAATCTTTAAAGACCAAGAAAAACAACTACGAGGTGTCTATAACGGAACACCTTACGACATTAAATACAAGCCAAGTCGTGATATTGCTGGTGATTACACCGTAGATATTCAATATGGCTTGATGGCAGGACTTGACCCTAACCGTGCATTGGTCTTTGGGCTACAAGCACGAGGTGACAAGTTGATTTCCCGTGATTTCCTACGCCGACAGATGCCTTTCTCCTTCAATGCAACCAATGAAGAACAAAAGGTAGAAACAGAAGAACTCCGTGATGCTATGAAACAAGCAATTGCTTCATACGCACAAGCAATCCCAGCCCTTGCAAGCCAAGGACAAGACCCATCCGACATCCTACGCAAACTTTCGTATGTAATTACTGAACGCCAAAAGGGAACTGCTATTGAAATAGCAATTCAAGATGCGTTTAAACCTGAGAATCCCGCACCTGCTGCAGCCCCTGGCGCAGTAAGTCCCGAATCTATGGGCATGCCAGGCGAAGGAGCAGCAGGTGACGGGCAACTTCCAATGGGCTTAAGTGAAACTGGGCGTATGCAAGGCATCGCTCCAGGACAAATCGCTCCAGGCGGTAGACCAGATGTTCAATCATTACTTGCATCTCTTGGTGCTCGTGGTGAACCTAATCTACAAGCAACAGTCGCAAGACGACTACCTATCTAACGGGAGGAGGGAAACCATGGCGAATACAAGCACAGCAAAGTATCCAAACAACCAACCTGGTAAGGCATCAAAGCCTGCTAATCAGGGCAGCGCTGGAAACTCAAAGGCAGTTACACAACAGCCACGCTACGATGGTATGCCAAAGGCTTCTAAGCCTGGCGCATCCGTCACAATGTTCACAGCACAACCATCAGGTACACACGGCTCAAAGTAAGCCTTAAACCTGAGTAAGTTTAAAAACTGCTCACTAATTTTAAACACTGACCTTAAATGGAAAGGAGATAACATGGCGGTAGAAAACCGTGGCGGTAATCGCCCAACTGCTTCGCAGAATAACTATGCTGTTTCAGCAACAGGTGGTAGCGGAAATGCAGGCACCCAAGGAGCAAAGGCTATGACAGGTGGCGAATACGGCGATAACCAAGCAATGATGGAATTACAAACATCTGCTGCAATGAACGCATCTCCTACAATGCCAATGTCTCCATCACAAGGTCGCCCTCAGGTAGCACCATCAACACAGCAATTAACACAGTTAGATGCCCCATCCGACCGCCCAAATGAACCATTAACTACTGGTATTGATATGGGTGATGGTCCAGGTAGCGAAGTTATGTACGCTAACGACTCAACTCTTAATAATGAGGACCGTCAGCGCATGCTTACAGCATTACCAACACTCGCTATTCTTGCAGAATCTCCATCCGCATCTAACGCCTTCCGCAACTATGTTCGTTACTTGCGGAGCGTTCTTTAATGGGGTTCCTAGAAAACATTGGTAGATGGGCTAATACAAACGATTTCGGTAGAGACATTGGTTTGGCTACTGCAATGCAGGACCTTGCCTCTGTTACCACTAACGATAAGTCTTGGGTAGGCGATGCCTTTCAATTACTTGGCGATACATTTAAAGTAACCGCTGCAGGTGCTACATATCTACCCCGTAAGGCTGTAGGTGGCGCACTTAATAAGGTAGTTCTTCCAGTATTTGAAGCATCTTACAAGGCTGGTGGTACAGCACTTCGTGAGCCATTATCTGCAGGTTTAACTGGTCTTGCTACAGGTAACTTCCAAGAAGCGTACAACCAACGCAAAGAGATTTCAGCAGGTCAAGCACTTGCTTATTTGCAATCACGCTTTGACCCAATGAAGTCTGAACTTCGTGGCGATTTTAATATCTTTGACCCAAATGACCGTGAAATCTTTGATACTAACTGGCAGTATCGCACCATATCAGGTGCCTATGACACAGTTTTTACTACGGTAACTGACCCACTTGGTAAGTTGGGTAAAGGTATTGGACTTGCTCGTAAAGCCTTAGTTACACGCCCAATGGGTGCTGTAGATGCTAACGCTACATCTCTTGCTAAAGATTTCTTTATGCCAAAGAGTATTCGTGGAGTAACAATTATTTCTCCTCAGACTTTGGCTACAAAAATTAACGAAGGTCGTACAGCAGAGGGTGGTTTAAACAACACACTTCAATTCCTTGCTGATAACAAAGGTTTAACAATCCGCAATCACCCAGTGATTGAGGCATCTAATGATGCAGATACAATGACATATCTGCTTAGTGAAGCAAACACTGTAGATGATGTTGCAGATACACTACTTGCTGTCTCCGCTAAAGACACAGAAGCAATGGCTCGTCTTGTTGCAAAGCGTAAAGACTTGGCATTTGTATATGACAGACTTAAAACAGTATCTGAATTAGATAAGAAGATTGTCAACAACATACCTACTAACGGTATTGTTCAAGATGAGAACTTACTTGAAGCAGCACAGGCTTTAGTTAAACTTGCTGACGAGGACCCATATATTCAGTACCTAACCAAGTTAACTGAAAAGGGTGCTGATTTAACTAAGCGCACTTTTGCACCATCCATTGCTGGAAAGAGTGCAATTCGCCAGGCTGAGCGTAAGACAGCCCGTGCTTTGGGAGAACAACCTTCACCAACTGCATATCCAACTTTTGGTATTTTCCAGCCAACTAAGTATCATCCAGTAGTTGCAGTAATTAACTTTGCTGAACGCTGGGCAGGCGAGCGCCCTGCTGGTTATTTCAATGCTAACGATTCAGATTCGTTTAATGAAATGAAAGCCTTTGGTGGCATGCTGCGTAACCTAGTTGGTCCAACTGCAGATACAACCATCACTGACCACTTTGATTTATTTATTAAAGCAGGAGATGTTCCTGAGGCTCGTGCTCGTGTAGCGACTTCTTTTGAAGATTTTGCTGTAGCGCAATTGAATCAGAGCCTAGGTATATCTGATGAGACTGCTGCCATTATTTGGAACGCATACAAAGGTCGCCGTAAGGTGGGCATGGATGCAATCCGTGACCGTAAGTTCTTGATGACTGACGACAATGTTATTCTTAAAGTTCCTTACTTAGAGCGCCAAGGTGCTAACGCACTGCCGATGGTTGACCTTGAAAACTACGCTCGTGTTATGAAAGAAAACAAGGGACTGATTCAGGCTATCGAAGGTAGCCATGGCATCGTTGACCCAGACCGTGACCGTTATGTTATGGGTCTACTTAACGATGTATGGAAGGCTTCTGTACTTCTACGCCTTGGTTACACAGTGCGTAACACCGCCGAAGCAACTATGTCTATTCTTGCAAAGGGATATGGACTTGTTGCTGCTGCTGACATTAGTAAAGAAGGCGCTGCAAAGTGGTACGAAAACCGCATCATTGGTTTAGAACGACTTACAGATAAGAACCTTGTTAAAAAAGGTATTCGTGAAGATTCAGTTGCGCTTCGCACAGAACTTACAAGAACTCAGGCTGAGCGTGCTCAAATCAATAGCCTTAATAAGGAAATTGATGACCAGATGGAAGCAGTTGAACTTGCGTTTAAACGAGGCAAGTTAACAGAAGAACAGGCTCTTGAGTTCCTTAGCATTTCTTCTTACCGCACAGGTGAGATTCTGCATCATGGTTCACCTACTGCTCTTACTGGATTAAATCCTAACCGCCCATTGGCGATGACATACTCTGATGACATAGCAAACCGCTATGCCGAAGCAGGCATAAAGACTATCTCTGCATCTGACATTTACAAACGCCAAACTGGTCGTGCGTACACAATGCCTAAGAACCTTCGTAATGCAGAAGGTCAACTTATTAGAGAAGGCGGAGTCCGTAAGCCATCATTGGCTATGCAGACTATTGCTGCTGATATGCGAGATGGTTTCCGTAACAGTATTGCTAAAGGTAATAGAGTTGAATTACTTAGCATACCTGGCGGAACATGGCGTTCTGTTGACCCAGATACAGTTTCTCAAAAGATGTTGCTTGAAGGAAAGTTTCGCATTGTTAAACCAGGCAACCAAGGACAAGTTGTTACATCTAAAGTATATGGCTTACCTGTTGACCTACGCACATTTGCTGGTTCACGGGTACGCCTAGGCTTAGATGATTACCCAGAACTTAAGAAATTGGGTATTGATGCTCGCAAGCCAGACTCTTGGAAGGGCAAAGAAAAAGAACTTCTTGAGTGGATGCGTGCTAATGGCGTTGGTAAGTTAACACTTCCTGACACTAAGGCTAATGGTCGCTCAACAGTTCTTGTTGACCCTAAGATGGTTGAAACTGCTACACAGGACCCAGCAGCAGACCTTGCTCGCAAGCGTATTGAAACTATCCGTAACACTGAGGCACTTCGTAAAAACGAGTCTCGTATTATGAATATGCTTCAATCAACTGTAGCCAACAAGGGTGGAACATTTGCACTCCAAACTGGAGCCGTACCTCAGGCTGGTTATTCAGTAGCCGTTCGTGGCGCTACTTGGCAGATGCAACTAGATGATGTAATTGCTGATTCTCCTGCTGCTCGTGAGTCATTGATTCAGCACATTGAGGACAACCTTGATAAGTTCGAAGGTGCAGACCACTTTGGAACATGGGTTGCTCCTAACGACAATGGCGTTCTTACAGTATGGGCTGAGCCTGTTAATGTTATTAAAGACCGTGCTAAAGCCGTTAAGATTGGCAAGACTCGTAACCAACAGGCAGTGGCTGACCTTGATAGAATAGCCAAGCAAGATTTTGATAATGCTTTTATTAACACAGGGGGTACAGGTGATGAAGGAGCCAGCGCAGGGTTTGCATTGGGTCAAGTCAGAAAAGCCAGTGCAGGAGATGTCACCAGCGGAGCGCAGGGCGTTCGCAGAGGATTTAGCCGACCAAGTTATAGCCAGAGCACAAGCGAACTCGCAGACCTCATTGCCAACGGCAAATATCCCGCCGATGGCGTAATCAATCTTGTTCGTGAATTAGCAGACAGAGGCTCACTAGCCAAGGCTAAACATGAAAATCTTTTACAAAGACTTGATGCTCGTGTTGTACAAGAAACTCGTTTAAACGCACCAAAAGCACGAGTAGGTACTGGCATGCGTACAACAAGACTTTATGATGGAACAGTTATTGAGCATCCTGATGCAGCGCAAGGTGAATTGGGAGATATTCTCATGCAGCGTACAGATAACGCTGACACCTATAAGTTAATGGCTGATGCTCCATCTCAATTGTTTGCTGCTCGTTACGGTGGCATGGAAGAATTGCGTTTGTCATCTAATGACCCACGCTACTTCAATGGTTACGCTAACTACTTAAACAACATGTGGCGCTCACCAAACGAAAACAAGATTGACCCAATTATTGAAAAGTTTTTGGATAACCAAACTCCAGAACAAGTTGTTAGATGGCTACGCAAAACCGAAGAAGGTAAAGCGTATGCAGCCAAGATGAACATTGATGATAGGGCTTTTAAAGTTCCAAGCGAGCGCCTCAATGTAGGCACTGATGCAGAGGACTTTGTAGGAAACCTACACTCTGCCTATGCTCGTTATCTTCCAGATGCTGAGATTCAAGAAGCATTTAGAAATAACCAACTAGATGAGATGTTCCTTCGTACACACTTTGCAGACCAGCCATCAATGCCAGACATCATTGGTAGCGTAGTTCCTACTTCAAATAAAATTGAAGGTGTGGGCGGAGCAGCGCAGGCTTTTGTACAAAAGGCTTTTTATTTCCTAGGCTCATTGCCTGAAACAACACTTGCCCGTCACCCATTGGCTCGTGCTGTGTATCGTGCAGAAATGAAGCAGCGTGGAGACATTGCTCTTTCACTTAAGCGTTCACAACTTAACGACCCTAAGGCTGAACTTACTCTTGATGAGATTAACGCTTTCCGTAAGGATGCAGTTGAATCTACTCGTAAAGAAGTCAATAAGACTCTTTTTACAATCATGCGTAAGTCATACGCTGGCGAAAAGATGCGCTACATGATGCCGTTCTTTAACGCTTGGGAAAACTCTGTACGCCGTTGGACTACTCTTTCAAAAGAAAATCCAGTAGTAGTTGCTCGTGCTGGTCAGATTACTTCTTCCTTAAGTAACCAAAATAACTATGTTGATGCAGATGGTAACCCATCAACTAAGTTTAGTTACGATAGCAAGTTAGTTCTGCCTATGCCAGAAACCTTTATGAAAACCATGGAGGCAGTTCCTGGCGGTAAAGGTTTGGCTGAGGCTATTCGTAGCGCTGGAAGTCAAGTAAGTATTCCTATTCGCTCACTTGATGTTATGTTCCAGGGTGAATTACATGCTGGCTTTGGTCCAGTAGTTGCCATCCCTGCTCAGTACCTTGAGTTAATGCGACCTGACTTTGAATCAGTGCTACGCCCAGTAATTCCATTTGGCGCAGATGATTCACCAATTAAAACATTGTTGCCACCTGCACTCCAAAAGGCTGCACAACTTTGGTCAGGCACTCGTGATGGTTCATGGTCAAGAACATTTAATACTGTTTACCGTTATGAACTAATTAAATATCGCTTAGGCGAGCGTGAGACTGAACCTACATTTAAAGAAATCAATGACCTTACAAATAACATGTACAGAGTCAAAATGCTTTCTAATCTTGTCTTGCCTTTTGCTGCACAGTACGACTCACCATTGGGTTGGTATACACAGCAGTACCGCAAGATTCAACAGGCTTACGGTGCTCAAGCAGATGCTCTGTTCTTGCAGATGTACCCAGAAATGGGCGAGGCTACAATTTCAGCATCACTTAATAACACTGGCGTAGATGCTACACAGGCTGCCGTTGCTAACCTTAAAAAGTACAACGGTTTAATCTCAAAGATTGGCACTACTACACCTGAGATGATTGGCTTCCTAGTCAATGACCCAGATGGTAAGTATGACTTTAGCCAAGCAGCATACCAATGGCAGATGCGTAACTCTCCAGTTCCTGGCTCAACAGATAATTTCCGTGGTCAGCGTAACCCAGCACTTCTCAAGCAAGATGCTCAAAAGAAGATGGGTTGGATTGATTACCGCAAGGCTATGGATTACCTTGACCAGCAACTATTTGCTCAAGGTTACACAGCATATTCAGAGCGTGGTGCCGAGGAACTTAATCTTGCTAAGCAAGCATTTACACAACAATTAGCAGCAACCAATAAAGACTGGGCTGCTGACTTCTACAGCGTTGACAAAGGTAAATGGATTTACCGTATGCAGTCTATTGAGACAATCCTTCGTGACCCACAATGGATGCAAGATAACGGTAACAAACCAGTAGTTGGAGCACTTGCTACTTACTATGTAACCCGTAGCCAAATTGCTAGAGAACTCGCAAGCCGTAAGGCAAGCGGTGCAAGTGGTACATTAACAGCAGAGGATAACTCAGACCTTGAAGGTTTGTGGAATCAAACAATTGCAACACTTAAGCAGGAGTCGTTAGAGTTCAGCAGTTTCTATAACCGCTTTCTTCAAAACGACCCAGTAACATTGGGATAGGACTATGACAGATAAAGAAAAATATGACTTCTTAAAGAAGTATTACCCTGAAAAGTCTGATGCTGAACTTAAGGTTGCGGTTAAAGAGTTCCAAGTTCTTGAAGGTGGATTGGCTGGCGGTCAAATTGCTAAAGCACTCATAAACTTTGGTAAGTCTTTCTTTGCTAAAGGTGGCACAAAAGCAGCAGAAGAAGCAGCAAAGAAAAGCAAAATGAGCCTTAAGAAAAAGGCTGCTATTGGCGCTGGTGTTCTTGTTACAGGTCAAGCAGCATCATCTTTGATGAACCGCCAAGGCACAGAGATAGATGTTAACGCTTCTGCTGCTGAACTACAGGCTAAAGATTCATTTGCTCAAGCCATTGCTAATGCTGATGCTTCTGGCGTAGATGTTACACAGTTCTTGGCAGGAGACACAGCCAAGCAACTTGGCTTAGGTGCTAACAACATCCAAAACTTTATGGCAGCACGAGGCTACACAAATCCACTAACTGGTTTAGATGGCATTGGTGTTTCTACTGGAAAAGAAATACCTTTTTCAGTTCCTCGCCGTAAGTTTGGCGGAACCATCTCAGGCACTAAATCAGAAATTGTTGGTCTTAGTGAGTGGAATAAAAGTTTTCCAGTAGACCTAGCAGGTATTGCTGCTGCTAAACAAAAGTTTGTTGATGCTGGCGTTCTTTCTCCAACTGCAGATTTAACTCAAGTTAAAACAGCATGGAACCAATACGGTCAATTGTCACTAGACTATTCTCGTGCTGGTAACAAAGTTAGCCCATGGCAACTACTTGATATTCAAAAAGGATTAACAGGTAGCGGTAGCCAGACAACTACTACTATTGATGTAAGTCCAATGGCAGAGGCTGATATTAAAAATACTGCAAAACGCCAACTTGCTGCATCACTTGGCTTGGCTAATGTTGACGACAAAATGTATAAAGAGATTCTTTCTATTGTTCGCAAGAAGGAAGCAAAGAACCCAACTAAGTCAGTACGCACAACTACTGGAAATACTACAAGAGTTAAGACAACACCAGGTTATGGACCATCAGATGTACTTGCTGATGTTGAGGCTTACGCAAAGCAAGACCCACGATATTCAGAGTTCCAAACAGCAGATGTGTTTGGTAATGCTGTAATTAAAGCGTTAGGACTTAAATCGTAATGTTTGAATCAATTGGCGGTATCCTTTACAAGGACAAGAAACCATTTACTGGTGAATACGGTGGCAAGAAATATAATGCTGGTCTCGTAGAGACAGAAGCACCTCCTATGGCAACATGGATTATTACTGCGCTTCAAAGTATTCCTGAACTTAATGCGGTTTACCAAAAGGTTCGTAACGCTGACGGCTCATTTAAATATGATGCTGCAACTATTGCAACAATGATTAACGACACTGAGTGGTACCGTTTAAACGGTCCAACAGTGGCTCAGAAACTTCTTGACCGAATTAAAGGCGGAGAAAATAACTATCGTGAGGGTGTTAACGAATACCGTCAGATAGTTTCAAAGACTGCTACAGACCTTGGTTTAGATGCTACTGACCCAATGGTGTCTAACTATCTAGCAGCCTTAGGCGAGAACGCATACCTTCATAACTGGACCCCATCGCAACTTGAAGGTGTTATTACAAGTAACACTGAAATTGTTAAAAAGATTAAAGGTGGACTTTACTCAGCACAGACTCAGGATGTTGCTGACTGGGCACAGACCATGGGTATGACTCTTACCGCTGGTGATAGAACAAACTACACACAGCGCCTTATGGGTCTTACAGACAAAAACGGTGTTCGTGTTCGTTCATCTGTTGATGACATCAAGGCAGAGATTCGCAAGAACACTGCTACTAAGTACCCAGTTTTTGCAGACCAAATTAACGCAGGTGTAACCCTTTGGGATTTGACATCTAACTATCGTCAAAAGGCTGCAGACTTGCTTGAGGTTGACCCTGACACTATTCGTTGGGATGACCCACTGTTTAAAGATGGAAAGATTTTTCAATCTGTTGACCCTAAAGATTCAAGCAAGATTATTGCTAGACCATTGTGGGAAGCAGCAAAAATGATTAAAGCAGATGAGCGTTGGCAGTACACAAAAAATGCTGATGAGACTTACATGAATTACGGCAAAGCAATGTTAACTAAGTTTGGGATGGTGTCATAATGGCAGTACCAGATTCAGCAAGACCTGATACAGCCGTTAGAGTTGAGAAGGGTGACACCCTTAGCGCTATTGCTAAAGAGGCTGGCATTACCCTTAAAGAACTTTATGCTCTAAACCCAAAGTTTAAATCCGACCCTAAGTATCAGGGCGGTAATATGATTTTTAGCAACACGCTGGTTAATCTTGCGCCTCCAACTAAAGGCGTTAACGCTACTGCTAAGGTAGAAAAAAATCCAGAAGATGCTCGTCAAGCAGCAATTGATAATCAACCTGCACCTGATACGACACCTAAGCCAGATGACACAACACCTAAGCCAGATGATAAGAAGCCAGACCCAGTAGTTTCAGGTGAAGGTGCTAACACAACTCAAACTCCAGCCACTGGTGGCGTAGGAGCAAACAACCCAGCACCTACTCAGGTAGGTGGCGGTGGAGCCACTGGCGGTATGCCAGGAGGCGCTACAGGATTCTCTGGTGGATTTACTCAGGCTGACATTGATAAGGCTTTTAAAGAAGGCGAAGCAACAGCAGCCAAGGTTGCAGCCGATAATGCCTTTGCGGTAAAGATGAAGGCTTCTGACAAGTTAATCAACTTGTTCAAGGCTCAAGGTATTGAGGACCCAGCCTTTGCCACATTTATTACTAACAACATTATCAATGATGTATCCGAGGCGCAGACTCTTATTGAGATTTATGACCAGCCAGCGTACAAACTGCGCTTTCCTGGTATGGATTCACTTCGTAAAAAGAACCGTGTTATTGATGAAAAAACATACATGGCTCTTGAAAACCAAATCCTTCAAACTTTATCTTTTTTTGATTTGCCTAAAGGTTTTTACGATAGCCGTGAAACCCTTGGAAAGATTATTGGCAACGAAGTATCTCCAAAGCAAGTACAAGACAGAGCGCAGATGGCTCAAGATATAGCCCGTGCTGCTGACCCAAATATCCGCCAGTCACTTATGGACTTTTACAAGGTGGGTGAAGGTGGCATTACTGCTTACTTCCTTAATGCAGATGCTGCGTTGCCATTGCTTGAGAAATCTGCCAAGGCTGCTGAGATTGCAGGTATCGGCAAGACATACGGCTTTAATGAGTTTGGCATGGCAGAGGCAGAAGCACTAGGTGTCAAAGATACCTATGCAAAACTTAGCCAGTCAGATATGACTAAAGCCTTTGGTCGTGCATCACAACTTGCAGCAACACAGTCACGACTTTCTTACCTTGAAAAAGGTGCATACTCAGATAGAGAAGCATTGGCTGCTACAATTGAAGGCGACCAGCAAGCAATACTTGCATCAGAAAAACGAGCACAGCGAGAACAAGCACGCTTTGGTGGCTCAAGCGGATTGAGCGCAGGCTCACTTCGTACCAGTTCGAACATATAAGAATCCCCACCCTGACCGACTAGCCCAGGGGGGCGTAAAAGACTAGGAGCGATAGCCAGCATAGTTTCCCCGAACTATGGTGTGGATTGCGAATACAACAACTAACAAGGGAGATAGGTAGATGGCTACCAATTATGACGATGACGATTTCGATGAGGACTTTGAACCTCAAGATGTTGTCAAGCAATTACGCAGAGTAAACAAAACGCTAGAAAAGCGTTTGAAAGAACTCGAAGTAGAAGCAACAACTCTAAAGAATCAGACTCGTCAACGCACCGTAAAGGATGTGTTGACTGCAAAGGGTATTAACCCAAAGGTCGCAGCGTTTATACCTCAGGACTTAGAGGCTTCGGAAGAAGCAGTTAATAACTGGCTTAATGAATATGGCGATGTATTTGGTGTTAACCAAGATGCCAACCAAGGCGAGAGCCAGGCATCGAACAACCCAGCACTACAAGCACAAAAGAGAATCAACGATGTTGTATCAACAGGTACTCCTCCAGGAGTAGATGAAGATTCAATGGCAAAGATTCTTAACGCTACAAGTGCTGCAGAACTCAGTGCATTACTCGGTGTTTCAGTTCAATAACTCAAACTACCAATCACCAGGAGGTGAACCAACATGGCATACACAGATACCTCTGCACTCGCAGGGTTAATCAAAACAGCGTATGACCGCTATGTAGAGTTTGCGCTTCGTTCACAGCCACTGATTCGTTCAGTAGCCGACAAGCGCCCTGCTCAACAGGCAATGCCAGGTTCAAGTGTTGTATTCTCAATTTACAACGACTTGGCACCAGCAACAGCATCACTATCAGAAACAACTGACCCAGATGCAATCGCACTATCAGATGTAACAACAGTTGCAGTAACACTACAAGAATACGGAAACGCATCTCTTGTAACACGCAAGTTGCAACTATTCTCACTATCAGATGTTGACCCTGCAGTAGCAGACATCATCGCTTACAACATGGCTGACTCACTTGACCGCCTTGCAATGAACACACTTCGTTCAGGCGACAATGTTATCTACGGTGGCTCACGCACATCAACAGCAACAATCACATCATCAGACACAATCACTGCTGCTAACATCCGCCGTGCTGTGGCTAAACTTCGTTCAAACAAGGCTGTACCTCGTGAAGGTTCACTTTACTGGACAGGTATCCACCCAGAAGTTTCACACGACCTTCGTGCTGAAACAGGTGTTGGTGGATGGAACGACATGCACAAGTACGCAGAGACAGGCACAGGCAACTTCTGGGCTGGCTCAATCGGAACTTACGAAGGCGCTTTCTTTGTTGAGACACCTCGTATGTACCGTGGCGTAGATGGTGCAGACCAGACAGCACTTGCTACAACAGCAGTAACTGTTGCTGGAACATCAGGAGGCTTCACTTTCGGTGTTGCTTCATCATCTGTAATCGCTACTTCTGCAGAAGCAGGAGATAAGATTTCAGGAACAGGTATTGCATCAGGTGCGTTAATCACATCACTTGCAACATCAGGTTCAACAACAACAATCACTGTAAGCATTGCAAACACTGCTGCAGTAACAGCAACAACAGTTGTAACAGTAACTCCAGAAACACCTGTCTACCGCACAATCATTGCTGGAAAGCAAGCATTGGCAGAAGCAGTTGCACAGGAGCCAAATGTTGTCATCGGACCAGTTACTGACAAGTTGCTCCGCTTCCGACCAATCGGTTGGTACGGCGTACTTGGCTTTAGCCTTTACCGTCAGGCAGCCCTTTACCGCATTGAGACTGGTTCTTCAATCGCTGGTTAAAGTAATTGTAGTTGAGGGGGCGGGTTCGCTCGCCCTCTCGCTACACCAATAAAGGAGAGACAGTGGCAGAGTATTTATTTGTAACACCCAGTGTTGAAGAAACACCTATGGGTTGGCACCGTCTCCTTGAGCGTTATTCTATTGCTCGTGGCGTAACAGTAATGATGATAAATGGTATGTATTCCTCTTATCGCTACCCCGCACAAACTGAAATTGCTACAGCAACAGAAGTCTACTTAGGTGGACACAGATATATTATTGACGAAGCAACTAAGAATCGCTTGACAGACCCAAGCATCGGGGGCAACTATGGAGAATACATTACAGAAGTATGATTGCTCAGTTCAAGGGCACAAGAGTAAAGTAGTAAAAGACGGATACGATTTAATAGACGGAAAAATGATTTTTAAGGTTGAGTTGTTTGGCTGCACAGAGTGCGATGCCACCTCACCAGAACCATGGTCAGACATGGGTGTAGTTACCTCTAACCCAGACCACATTGATTCAGAGTTTTGCCATTGCTTTGGTTGCAAGGCACGCACACTCCAACTATCTACAGGAGATGCTGCAAGCAACAAAAATATGTCCCAAAAGAAATGGGATAAAGAATTAAATCTTTATAGAGATGCCCGTAAGCAAGGAATCCAGCCAGCAGGAACCTCTACCAGGCAGGTGCAAAAAGCAATAGATGATTCAAACAAAGTAGGCAAAGCCTACGATGCAAACACTAATAGTTTTAAGGGGTAAACATGACTGCCATCGTAGGTATTCAGGGAAAAGGCTGGGCAGTAATCGCAGCAGATTCCATGACTACCTATGATGACAAGCCTTACTATGCCAAGGGTATGGACAAGGCAGTACGCAAAGGTGATTATGTGTTTGCTTTTGCAGGAGATGCCGTTGCTGGCAACATAGCAGAGTTTCTATGGACTCCACCAAAGATTATTAAAACTATGCCGCTTGATGCTTTTATGCAGGTCAAAGTGCTTCCATCTCTACGAGATTCAATGAAAGAACATGGCTATGAGCCTGATGCAATCAAAGACCCAAACGCTGGCTTTGATGCGCTTATGTGTTTAAACGGTGTTATCTATGAAATTGACGAGGAGTACATGTGGTCACGAGATGACCGTGGACTCTACGCAGTAGGCAGTGGTGGGCAGTTAGCATTAGGTGCACTAGCCACTGGCTTTAGTAAGAACTCAATGAAGGCAGCAGAGTTTGCTGCTCGTAGGGCAATCAAGATTTCCGCTGACTACTGCATAGGTGTTGGTGGGGATGTCAAAGTAATCACTCAAAAGGGGAACAACATGCCAGCAATGAAGAAGAAGGCGCTATCGCCAGCAATGAAGAAGAAGGCTTACGCAATGGCTGAGAAGGCTGAACCAAAGTCTGAAAAGGCTAAGGAAATGAAAAAGGGCATTGCAATGATGAAGAAGAAGGCTAAGTAATTATGTGTACATCATGTGGATGTGGGACTAAAACCGTCAACGCAGATGACAACTTTGGAACTATTAACCCGTACGGCATCCCTGCCCCTGCGGTCAATAATCCAACTACTCTTGGTGAAAAGTAATGCCGAAAGGCATGGGGTTCCAAGCAGCCCAGAAATCAATAGCCAAGAAGCAAGGTATCCCGATGAAAAATGCGGGTGCAATTCTGGCTGCAGGTGCACGCAATGCAAGTGCAGCAGCAAAGAAAAAGAATCCAAATCTTAAGAAGGTTAAAGGAAAATAAATGTCAGACCCAAGACTAAAGCGAGCAGGAGTGTCAGGCTTTAACAAGCCTAAGCGCACACCAAGTCATCCAACAAAGTCACATGTAGTTGTGGCTAAAGAAGGCGATAAGGTCAAAACTATTCGCTTTGGTCAACAGGGTGTTAGTGGGGACAAAACTCCTACAGCAAGACAAAAATCATTTAAGGCTCGTCATGCAAGCAACATTGCTAAAGGCAAGATGAGCGCAGCGTACTGGGCAGATAAGGTGAAATGGTAATGGCTGAAAAAAAGGTATGGGATAAACCAAACCCTAAGAAAAAATCTACACCACTATCACCTGCTGCTAAAGCATCAGCCAAGGCTGCTGCTAAAAAGGCTGGCAGAAAATATCCTAATCTCGTTGACAACATGAGAGCAGCACGAAAGAAGGCTAACTAATGGCTACAGGTTATGCAGGCTCCACACTCGTTGCAGAGTTAAACAGACTTGCCAATGAAGGCACTTATCCAAACCGCACAGTTTTCTTAGATGCGCCAGGAGCAGCCAATAGATGGGCTGGAACAACTGGTAAAGATTTATTAGCAGCGCTGAACTACAAGGCTAGTTCATCTCGCCAACCAAATAACTTTAAAGGTTTAAACGCAGTATGCAATGAACTTGCTGGCACATCAGGCAAATCGGCAGTATCGGCATTAAGGAGCATTGACCTGTGAGCACACTTGAACAACTTACTGACCGTGTAGATACACTTCTTCACGGCTACAGTTTAAACATGGAATCAACCACATGGTTGACTGGTGCGGTAACAACTACCACTCAGACCACCATCTCTGTTAATGATGCCAATGTGGTAAGCCGTGGCTTTGTTCAAATTGGCGATGAGATTATGTATGTTAACTCTACAAATAACATTGACAATACCCTTACCCTTGCACCTTGGGGTCGTGGGCAGCGTGGCACAATTGCTGCAACGCATGACAACTCATCTAAGGTAATGGTAGCCCCACTGTTTCCACGCTATGAAATCAAGCGTGCTATCAATGACACACTCAATGCAATGTACCCAGACATATTTGCCATTGGTCAATACCAGTTCCCATTTATTGCTGCTCGTACAACTTATGATGTTCCAGATGTAATTCAGAATATTTTGTCTGTAACCCACCATGTCATTGGTCCATCTCAAGAGTGGCTACCAGTGCGTGCATGGCAGTTAGATAGAACAGCAAATCCAGCACAGTACGGCACTAACGGTGCCTTTGGACATACCCTTGGTATTTACTCAGCGGTAGTTCCAGGGCGTATTGTAAATGTGGCTTACTCAAAGCGCCCAACACTTTTTGACATTACACAATTACCATCAGTTACACAAGAATACTCAACGGTAACTGGCATGCCTGACTACTCAGAAGATGTAGTTATCTATGGCGCAGCCTTTCGTATGATTTCTTTCCTAGACCCATCACGCCTTGGTGCGCTATCTGCAGAAGCAGATGTGCTTGATAACCAGCGTGGAGCACGAAGTGGTGAAAACGCAGCACGCTTCTTGTTCAATGTTTACAACACTCGTCTCAAGGAAGTGGCGGAGAACCAACGCCGTCAGTTCCCTATTCGTTCACACTATCAGAGATAAGGTAACCCCACCATGGCAGCAGGCGACCCAGGCGTACTCAAGCGGAACTTTTCCGCCACAGCGATTGAAACAACACTCGTTAACTCTATTTCATCAGCAGCAACTGGCGATACAACTACGAGCGTTTCTGTTGTATCTGTTAGCGGTTACCCTGCTGCTCCATTTACACTGATTCTTGCACCAGATACCAACAAGGAAGAAGTTGTTACCTGTATATCTGTAGTTGGAACAACACTTCAAATTGTTCGTGGTCAAGACTCTACACAAGCGGTGTCTCATACTGCTGGTACATCTGTACGCCATGGTGTATCTGGTCGTGACTTCAAAGAAGAACAAACTCATATTGCAGCCCGTGGCTATGATGTTGATTCAGGTATTCTTTCCAACGCTGGACAGACACATGTGCACGGACTTCAAACTGGCGATGGTTCAGTAGTTGGTTCCACACAATCAGTAACTCTTACTCGCAAAACTCTTACAACACCAACAATCAATGGTGCTACCATTAGCGGTGCCTTTACATCTACTGCTACAATTACTGGCGGTACTGTAACTGCTGCAACAATTACAAGTTCAACAGTAACAAGTTCTACTATTACATCTGGAACCCTTGGCTCAAACCTTGCTGCAGGTGGATTCCTTATTACTGGGCTTGGTGCCCCAGCATCAGATAATGATGCAACCCGTAAGGCTTATGTTGACTCAATCCTTGGCTCATCTCAGGCTGCTTCTACCTCTGCTGCAAGCGCTGCTAATAGTGCTAATGCTGCAGCAACATCAGCCAATAGCGCTTCAACAAGCGCAGCATCTGCTTTGTCATCAGCAAACTCTGCAACTACAAGTGCAGCATCTGCTCTTACATCACAAAATGCTGCATCTACCTCTGCTGCAAGCGCATCTACATCGGCATCATCTGCTTTAAATAGCGCAAATGCTGCATCTACTTCTGCTACAAGTGCATCTAACTCTGCTACCGCTGCTGCATCAAGTGCTACAACTGCTGCTGCTTCTGTTGCAGCAATTTCAGCCTTTGCAACTACAGCATCTAACTCAGCATCTGCTGCTGCAACATCTGCATCAAGTGCTGCAACTAGCGCTGCTTCTGCTGCTGCTTCAACTTCTGCTGCTGCAGCAAGCGCAAGTGCTGCTGCAACATCTGCTACTTCTGCAAGCACAAGCGCAACTGCTGCTGCTACAAGTGCAACCAGTGCTGCAACATCAGCATCATCAGCATTAACTTCTCAAACCGCTGCAGCAACTTCTGCTACTAGCGCTGCTACTTCTGCATCATCTGCTCTAACAAGCCAGACAGCAGCAGCCACATCGGCAGCAAGTGCAGCCACAAGTGCAACAGATGCTGCAACGCTTTATGACAACTTTGATGACCGTTATCTAGGTGCAAAGTCAACGCCACCAACAGTGGACAATGATGGCAACGCATTGATTATTGGTGCTATGTACTTTAACTCTGTAACTGGCATTATGTCAGTATGGTCAGGTAGCGCATGGACTGCAATCAATACAACCAGTTCATACTCTGCACCTACCCTTGGTAGCACACTTATTGCATCTGGAACAACAGTAACAACTATTAACGGCATGGTTGATATTGTTCTTAATGGTCCAGGAAGTATTAAAGATGAACTAACCCTGCTTCTTATGGAAGCACTCTAGGAAAGGTAGTAACTAATGGCTACATTAACACAGGCGCTTGCTCGTAGAGCAGCGCCAACAACTAGCACCACTCTATACACAGTGCCAAGCACAACCACCATTACAGTGGTTTCAAACATTGTGTTGGCTAACGCAGCAACCTCTGCCTCAACAGCAACCATTGCTATTGATGGTATTGCAGTTGTTCCTGCCGTATCTATCCCTGCTAACTCTGTAGTTGGCTTTGATATGAAGCAGGTTATTCCTGCCAACGCAACACCTAAGGTAATTACTGGCTTTGCATCTACAACTGCTGTGTCAATTCACATCAGTGGAGTGGAGATTTCATAATGGCATTTAGTCAATTTCCCGCCAAAGGCGGAATCCCATCAGGTAATACTGCTGCTCGCCCTAGCAGTCCAGTTATTGGTGATACATACTACGATGGAACTCTTGGCTTTCTTTTAATTTGGGAAGGCACACAATGGATTCCTTGTTCAGCACCTGCTGCTCAACCAACTATTACAGTTACTGATGTTGGAAGCGGTATGGCTTATGGAACAGTTAAGGCATCTGTTGCATTTACCGAAGGTGCATCAGGTGGAAAGGCTGCTGGATTTACTGCTACTCAAGGAACCACAAGCGTAACTGCAACAAGCAGTCCTATTGTTTTGACTTTAACTGCTAACGCAGGTAGTTATTCTTTTAGTGGAACTGCATATAATGGTTTTGGCACAAGTCCTGCTGCTCAAAATGTTACTCAAAGTTTAACTTCCGTTCCACAAGCACCAACTATTGGAACTGCCACGCCACAATCAGCATCAATTTCATTGACATTTACCGAAGGTGCGAGTGGCGGTACTGCAATCACTAACTACCAATGGTCAACTGATGGAACTACTTATACTGCACTATCTCCTGCCGATACAACATCACCAGTAATAATCCCTGGATTAACTAATGGAACTTCTTACACAGTAAGATTAAAAGCAGTTAATGCAAATGGTGTAAGTGCTGCATCAGGTGCATCTAACTCCGCTACTCCAGTTGCAACTACTTCTGTTGAATATTTGGTTGTAGCAGGCGGTGGCGGTGGAAACTGCAATCCATCAAATAATGGTGCAGGTGCTGGCGGTGCTGGTGGATATAGAACAAATATTGGCAGCCCTATTACCGCTTTAATTGGACCAGCGTACAACATAGTTGTAGGTAGTGGTGGTGCAGGTAGCACTACTGGTTCATCTATTGCTGGTAAAGGTGGAGATTCTAGGTTTGATACAATTTACTCAACAGGCGGTGGCGGTGGTGCTTACGAAGCGGTAGCCCCTGGCATTGGTGGTTCTGGTGGAGGCGCATGTAATCAAACTGGTGCTGCTGGTAACCAAGGTGGATATTCTCCAGTAGAAGGTTTTAGAGGCGGAAACGGCGCTGGCGATGGAGGAGGCGGAGGCGGAGGCGCTACTGCCCAAGGTCAAGATGCTTTAAGCCAAAACATTAACGGAACTGGTGGTACTGGTTCAAACTCTTGCTCAGCATGGGCAACAATAACTTCATCTGGAGATAGTGGATATTTTGCAGGTGGAGGAACTGGTGCTGGATATAGTGCTGCATCATCAACTGCTGGCGGTTTAGGTGGCGGTGGTATCGGAAGGTCTCGTAACGGTGCTGGCGGTGCAGGAACAGCAAACACTGGTGGTGGCGGTGGTGCTGCTGGTGGAACTGGCGGACCAGGAACTGGCGGTAACGGCGGAAGCGGTATTGTAATTCTTAAATACCCAAGCAGTGTTACTGCTACTTTCAGCGGTTTAACTCAAACTACTTATACAAGCGGTTCAGACAAATATTCAAAAATTACCGCAGGAACAGGAACGGTGACTTTCTCATAATGGCACACTACGCATTTTTAGATTCTAACAACATTGTAACTGATGTATTTGTTGGAATAGACGAAACCGAAACCATTGAAGGTTTAGACCCTGAAACTTGGTACGGTAATTTTAAAGGTCAAACTTGTAAGCGTACATCTTACAACGCTAGGGTAAATGGATTTAGAAAAAATTATGCACAAGAAGGTGGACAATATCTTCTAAAATATGATGCATTTGTTTTTCCACAACCATACCCATCTTGGCAATTAAACTATACAACTTTTCAATGGGAAGCCCCAGTTGCTAGACCAAGTATCACTGAAAGTGAATCATTGATTTGGTCTGAAACAAATAAAGAGTGGGTTGTAGTACCAATTCTAAATGCTTAAATAAGCATTACACCTGAGCATGTGTTTAAACTGCTCATATTTTTATTTCTAAATTAAGGAGATACAGTGGCTAGTCGTTCACCCGATATATCCGAGCGCACGATAATTGATTTATCTGGTCGCCTTTCTACATACTATGATTTAAACGCTAACGCCTTTGACATGGCTATTGGTGGCTTGCCATTTATTATGGCAGTCACTGACAGCACTCCTTACAGGAGACAGACTGCAGAGTTCCGTGTTCAGCGTGTAGACCAGATGCGTGACCCAGGCGAGCACACCCTTGGTGGCTCTGGTTACTGGACACGCTCTCAATCATCATGGCATTACGGCGAGGGTGTTCTATTTGCTGAGCCAATGGAAGGTAATGAGAACGAAGTTCGCTTCCGCTTTCGTGATTCTTATGGCATAGATGTATGGACTCCAGGTGAGATAAGCCTAATTAAAAGAAGCACACTTGTTCAGGCTTTTACTGGCAAGTGCAAGATAGATACGGGTGCAAGCAGTGCAGGCGTTGCCTTCCTTGTAGCAACCGACATGGCACCACGCACCTCACAAACTACAGCAATGTATAAGATTACAAGTTCTGGCTCATCTACACCTTTGGTTAACTTCTCATCATTTACTAATGAAACTATCCTTGCTACCACATCTGATGGCACATACATGTATGTTGCTACAACTGCTGGCATTTACGATGTTCAACTATCTGATGGAACCACCCATAAACATTATGGTTATGATGGTTTAACGGCATCAAATGTAGTTCTTAAGTATGCCAAGAATCGTGTTATTGCTGCGTTTGGATTTACTGATGGAACTTTCTCAGCCTATGAACTTACATTTGCATCCCATGGTGGTGCGCCTGTTGTTCAAATTAAACCAGGGATGAACGCTTCCCAAGGCGACCTTATTAACGGGTCAACTTTAATGCCTGCATTGTGGCAATGGGCAGGCATTACCGAAGGAACTAACGCCATTTATTTTGGTGGCTACGCTGGCGACCACTCTGTTATCTTTAAATTACAAGTAGATAATACTGCCAACCTAGGCACTCTTATTACCGCTGCCACCATGCCACGAGGCGAAACTGTTTTATCTTTGTATACATACCTTGGTACCTTTCTTATGCTTGGCACAAATAAGGGCGCTCGCATTGCAACCTTAGACCAAAACGGTGACCTGACATACGGACCATTGGTATTTCACAATGAGAACGGTGTCTATGATTTTGAAGGGCGTGACTCTTACATCTGGGCTGGCAATACCAACCAAGTAAATACTAACTCAGGTACTACACGCATCAACCTTGGTCAGCCACTTACTCTTATTGGCTATGCTCAACCTATCTCAAGTGGTGTATATGCTCGTGCAACGGATGCCTATGCAGACGGTATCTTCGGTACAGTAAATGCCGTTCGTATTTTAGGCGCTAACAATCAGGTTGCTTTTGCAATCAATGGTTCAGGTATTTGGCTACAACATCCAACCGAGTTGGTTGAATCTGGACAAATCCGCACTGCCCGTATTCGTTATGACACCATGGAAAACAAAGCATGGAAGCGTATCCGCATCCGCACTACTGATGATTTAGCAGACGGTGATATTGAAATCTTTAAGATTGGTCCAACAACAGACACTGTTATTACTACCCTTTACGAAGGCAATAGCACTACTGCCGATATTGATTTAGGTGATGTGTACACAACAGCAGGACCAGATGCATCGTTTAAACTTACTCTTACCCGTAACTCTACCGATGCAACCACTGGTCCAGTAGTAGTAGGTATTGCTGTCAAGGCTTTGCCTACACCTACTCGTGCTCGTGTGCTACAGATTCCTCTGTTCTGCTACGACAGAGAAACAGATAAGACTGGCAACATGATTGGTTACGAAGGCTATTCAAGAGAGCGTTTAAACGCACTAGAAACTATTGAAGCCAACGGACAAACAGTTATTCTTCAAGACTTTAACCAAGGTGGAGAGCCAACCGAAGTCATCATTGACCAGGTTACCTTTACTCGTTCTACTCCTGCTGCTCGTAACTACACAGGCTTTGGCGGAATCATTACGCTTATAGCCAGAACGGTTGTTTAAACATGTCACCGACAGATTGGGCTGCATTTGCAGTAGCCATTGCAACTTTAGTGGGCAGCCTTGCAGCCTCAATTCGATGGCTAGTTAAACACTACCTTAGCGAACTCCGCCCAAACAGTGGCTCAAGCCTTCGTGACTCTGTTGACAGACTAGAGGCACGAGTTGACCGCATCTACGAAATCTTATGTGACCGCCAACAATAATTAAGGATACAAGTGAAACTTCCCCGTTTACTTGCAGTATCGTTCCTTACACTAGGAACTTCTTTTTTCTTTACACCATCAGCCCAAGCAGAACAGACAGGTCCAATCACTGTTGTATGCGCTAATGAGGGTGGTGAATCCAAAGAGTTTAGAGTTGGTTGGAGTACAACCGAACCTTTCTTTGAAGGCAAAGGAAACATTGCTGCCTTGTTTTGTTCTATTGGAACACAAGGTCAATGGAAAACTTTTATTAGCACCACTGCTCCTGAGAGCACATGGTATTACAATGGCGTAACAACTGCTCCTGCACCTGAACCTACACCAACACCTACTCCGTCACCGAGCGCCACTTCGGAGCCAACCCCTGTTCCTTCGCCATCTGACGGCGCAACTGCAACCGCAAGTCCGACTCCGACACCTGAACCGAGTCCAACGCCTTCTGTAACACCAACAGTTGAGCCTTCGCCCGAACCAACTCCAACTTCAACTCCTCAACCTGAGCCTTCCAATACTGCTCCGTTGCCTGAACCATCTCCAACCCCTACTCCTACTGTAGAACCAACGCCTGTTGTTCCTGAAACACAGCCTACACCTGAGCCTTCACCTATTCCTGCTCCTGTTCCAGTGACTCCTCCAGAGCCAACTCCGACTCCAGTTCCTCAGCCTCAACCTGAGCCAACTCCAGTACCTGAGCCTCCTGCTCCACAGCCACAACCTGAGCCTGCTCCGCAGCCTGCCCCAGTCCCACAGCCTGAGCCAGCGCCTGCACCTCAACCTGAACCTGTTGCAGAAGTCCAACCAGTACCCGCACCCGAACCTCCAGCCACTCTACCTGAGCCTGAACCTGCGCCAGTAGAGCCTGAGCCTGCTCCAGAGGTAGCGCCAGAGCCTCCTGCTCCAGAGCCTGTTCCTGTTGAAGAACCTCCTGCTCCTGCAGAGGAACCACCTCTACCTGTTGAGGAGCCACCTGTCGAGGAAGAAGCCCCTCCTGTAGAGGAAGTTCCTGCTCCTCCAGTTCCCGAACTTGCTCCTGAACCTGCACCTGAACCCCCTGCTATAGAACCTGAACCACCAGTTGTGGCTACAGAAGATTCTACACCAGAGGAAAGAGCAGTAGTAGCAGAAGCACTCATTGAAGCAGCAGAAGGTAAGCCAGTTACAGCACAGGCTATCCAAGAAGCAGGCTTAACCTATGAAGATTTACCACCTGATACACCTGTTGAAGTTCGTCAAGATGAGAACGGTAACGAAGTTGTTATCACGGCAGAAGTAGCAGCAGCATTGGTTGTATTGGAATCTCCAGCAGCCCTTGTTGAAGCGCTCTTTACTGACCCAGGACAAGCCTTACTTGCATTAGCAAGCATCGGTGCTGACATGTCAGTTGAAGAAAGAGAAGAAGCAGAAAAGATTATTGTCGCAACAGTTATTGCTGGGCAGGCTGCAGTTAATGCAGCAGGCATGGTGGCAGCAGCAGCCTATAGGAGAAACCCATGAAGAAAATAATCAAAGACATGGTTGAACAACTATGGACTTTACTTGGCATGTTCATTGCTTGGGTAGTCCTTGATGGTTCAGCAAAGACAGTAGTTGGCTATGCAATCTCAGGCACCTTGGTTGCTTGGGCTATTACATACCGACTACGCAACCCAAAGGATGAATAATGGATACATTTAAAAATGTAATGATGAGGATATTTGCAGTAATTGCTGCTGAATCTCTCGGAGTTATTGGTGCTGGTTCCCTTGTTGGTATTGAAGTATGGCAGGCAGCAACACTTGCTGGTGCATTAGGTGCAGCACGAGTGCTTGAAGCATTGGCTCGCTTCTATCTAGCAGACGGAAGCCTGACATCAGAAGAAATTAACGCAGCCTTTGCTAAGGTTGACAAGAAAGCGAGCGCAGAATAATGGGACAGAGACTTGACTTTATTGCAGTAGCCAAAGGTGAACTCGGTGTCATTGAAGGACCTAAGGATAACGAAACAAAGTACGGTGCATTTACTAAGGCTAACTTCCTACCATGGTGCGGTTCATTTGTGAACTGGTGTGCCAATGAAGTTGGATTAAAGATTCCTAACTGCGTATCCACAGTGGCTGGTGCTACTGCGTTTATGAAGAAGGGTGCATGGGAGAAGGCAGAGGAAGCAATCCCTCTACCTGGCGACATCGTTTTCTTTGACTTCCCTAACGATGGTGTTGACCGTATCTCACATGTAGGCATTGTTGTTAAAGACAATGGCGATGGCACTGTCACCTGTATCGAGGGTAATACTGCTCCTGATAAGAAGGGTGACCAGCGCAATGGTGGACAAGTGTGCGAGAAGGTTCGTGCATACAAAAAGAAAAACGGCAGCAAGTTCCGCAAGTCACAAACCGTGACTGTCGTGGGATTCGGCAAGCCTGTATTCAAGTCATAAGGAGTAATAATGAATATCAATACACTCAAGCAAGTAGCCCTAACCTATGCTCGTGCAGCAGGTGCAGCAGTAGTAGCCCTGTACATGGCAGGAGAGCATGACCCAAAGGTGTTGGCTTACGCCTTCATTGCTGGATTTGTAGGACCTGCTGCTAAGTATCTTGACAAGTCAGCAAAAGAGTTTGGTCTTAAAAAGTAACCTTTAGGAACCTTTTGTAACCTAACAGATTAGCCCCTCGCTTTTTAGCGGGGGGCTTTTTTGCTTTCCCAATCTCTATTGTCTTGGGTCTTTAGTCGGTGGCAGTTGGCACATAGTGTCTGTAGATTTGCCATGTCATTGTTTAAATGGTTGCCATCTATGTGGTCTATATCCAACTGGCTGCGGTGTATGGCTACGAAGCCACACTCCTCACAGTAATCCTTCTTGTACTTGGATAACTTAACACGGTTAACATTAGACTTTGTTCGACAAGACCAGTAGCCCCGTTGCTTTAACTTAAGTCTTGTGGGTCCACACACTGCACAGATACCCCATCGTTTGGCTGGGTTCTTGAGCAGCAGGCGATGCTGCTTTGGTTTATCCGCCTGTACTGTAGAAACCAGGGGCATTAAACTTCACACCAGGGCTACTCCACACACGAGACATCAGTTGACTGCAGCATGTACACATAGGGGCATCTGCCTCTGCATGCATTGAGCGCTCAATCTCCACTGTTATCTCACATTGTGGACACTTGTATTCGTACTTACTCACGAGTATTAAGAATCCTTTTTAGTGCGTTTAAACGGCGCATCCTTGCTTTTTGTTCACGCTTTACTCCAAGGCTAAAACCAAGGCGGTAAAACAAATATGCTTCAATCAATACAATCAGAATTAAAATTAGTTTCATTATCATCCACTGGTGTAGGTACGGTAACTAATGCGCCACAGTCAGCACACTTAGCATCAGTAAACCATAGGCTTATGTCGTTGTCCTCGAACATGCATCCAACTTGGAATACAAGATGCCCACAATTTAGGCAAACACTCGAAGGTATACCACGCAAGTTCACTTGGGCTGGCTTCGCTCGCCTCTTGACGAGTCTCGCTATTACACCCTTACGCTGCACGAACAGGAGTGTAGTAGTTGTTTAAACTACATGTGTGTAATTATCTTCTGGCGTGTCGCTTAATAGAGCAGACATTGTGTAGTAATCTCCTCTATTGAAAGGATAAACAATGACACTTGAACAAGTTACAGGTAAGAATTATGTCAGCCACTCTGCCCTAAATACATGGCTCAGTTGTGGGTGGCAGTTCTACCTATCACGAATACAACATGTTCCAGAACAACCATCATACTGGTTAGCAGGTGGTAAGGCAGTACACGAGGCAACGGAGCAGTACGACCGTTTGTATCATGGACTACCTAACCAAGATGACTTCTCAGAGATTGCAGCATTTACAACTTTCTGGGATAACAACTTCAAGGGTGCCGACAACGGTATGCCTTGGCGTGCAGGTGGTCGTGCTACTAAACTCAATCCAAATAAAGAGGATGCTGGTTGGTGGTTAGACAACGGACCAAAGATGATTAACTTTTGGACACAGTTCAGACAAGACAGTGGCTTCAATATGTATCAGTTACCTGATGGCAGTGAGGCTATTGAAACAGAACTTAATCAGGAAGTTGGGGGCGTACCTTTAAAGGCGTTCCTCGACCGACTAATGGTTGCACCGACTGGTGAGTTGATAGTAGTAGACATTAAGACAAGTTCTCGTGAACCTGCCTCACTAACTCAACTAGGTATCTACGCAATTCTTGTGGAGAAAACCTTTGGTGTTCGCCCATCTCTTGGCTCATACTTTATGGCTCGTACTGGGGAACTTACTGCTCCTCAATCATTGGACCGTTACACTGAGGCTCGCCTTGGTTCATGGGCTAAGGGCTTTGAGTTAGCCATCGAAAATAAAATCTTTATCCCACAAGTAAGCACCATGTGTGGTACTTGCTCTGTCAACGCTGCATGCTATGCAGTGGGCGGTAAAGACTCCCACCTCTACCCTGAAATAACTATAGGAGAAAACAAATGAGCACTACCGAAGCAGCAATTCAGATTAACTTCAAGACAAAGCGTGATGGCATGTTGATTAACCTTCGTGCTAACGATGCGATTGAACTTGATGGTCTACTAGATGCAATATCACAACGCCTTGCAACACTGCTTGATTTAGAATCAACAGTTGAATCAATGGCTACACCAGCACCAACACCTTCACCAGCAGCAACTATTGCTGCAGCATTTCCAAATGCACAAGTAATATCACAGGCTCCAGTTGCAGGCTATAAGCCAGCAGGTGGACCAGCACCACAGTGCACATGTGGAGCAGGAGCAATGCGCTTAGTTCCAGCAGGTATTGCAAAGGCAACTGGTCGCCCATACAAGGGCTTCTATGCATGTCCACAACCTCAGGGTCAGGCTTGCCAAAACAAGGTACCTGCATAACCCATGCGCCTACTCAGCCGTGCTATTAAAACTGCATCACAAGGGGGAGCGACACTACCTGTAGTGTGGCAATCACTTGCAGCGCAGCAAATAGCAATCCGTTACGGCGAGGTAAGCATGATTGCTGGACCGCCAGGGGCAGGTAAGTCAACACTTGCTTTGTCCTTGGCAGTCCGTGCAAAAGTTCCAACCCTTTATATTTCTGCAGACACACACTCACATACGATGAGCCTTCGTCTACTTGCTTTGCTAACTGGCAAGCATCAGTCAGATGTTGAACCATTGATGGAACAAGACAGAGACTGGGCAGCACAAATGCTCAAGCCCGCTGACCATATTATGTGGGAGTTTGATTCATCCCCAACGCTTAAAGATATTGAAGATGCAGTCCTTGCATCTCGTGAGCGACTGGGCGAAGATGTGCGTTTAATCGTATTAGATAACGCAGTGGATGTAACGATGGACTCGCAAGATGAGTGGGGTGGACTGCGTACCTTAATGAAAGAATTGAAATGGTGGGCTAGAGAAACTGGAGCAGCCGTTGTTGTGTGTCACCACACTAGCGAAGGCGTGCCAGGCAATCCATGTCCACCACAGAAGGCACTGCATGGCAAGGTGGCGCAGACTCCTTCGTTAATTCTTACCGTACATAATCAGATTTCTACAATGGGAGTCTGTGCAGTTAAGAACCGTTATGGTCCAGCAGATGCAACTGGTGGTACACCAGTGTGGTTGTCGTATGAACCAGCATCAATGCAAATCAATGATGTAATTTCATACGAACCAATGCAGTTAATTTAGGAGAACACATGTGGGAACTTACAGTAGTTGAAAACGCTGGTGAAATACCAGCAGATAAAGTCAAAGACGAGATTGCAGTTGAAACAAAACCTCTCCTCATAGACATCAAGGCTCAGTTAATGATTGCTAAGCCTAAGACACTTACATTTACCGTTGGTTGGAGGGCAATTGTTTGGCAGAATAAAGAGACTGGTCAGTTCAAAGACCTATCCGAAGCAGAGTACAATCAATATATTACAAGCGGGTCTGTCAATCCCACAGGGGGAGATGGAAAAGTTGGTAAGCAAGATGAAGTTACCAGCGGAGATGAAGGAAGCACTGCTTGAAGAACTGCCTCAAGTAATTGAGCAGATGGAAGAAGTAGCCAAGAAGGTATACGACCCCCATCAGATATGGCTAGAAGCCATGCAGTTTGCAGACTATGTAACACAATTATCTAATCATCTTAAGGATGACCACGGTAGAGATTGCATACTAGACATAGCGGAGCAGTTAACTAACATGTCCAACTCGTTTAAACAAATGGGAGAGAACGCATTACGGGTTCTTGATGAAGCAGAAGGGGAGCACAATGGCTAACAGTAATCAGGAAACATTATCTCTTGGTTGGTGCGATAACGGTATGGTGGATGGCAAGTTTGCCGAAGGTATTATGTATACAACTGTAACTGCACCTACCCATAAGATGGCAATTAACAACGCTATCCGTGTGCAAGGTAATCAGATTGGCAGACAACGCCAAGCGTTAATGGACATGTGGTATGACAAAGTAAAGACAGACTGGTTGTTATGGGTTGACTCTGACATTGTACTTACCACTGATGTGCTTGCCATGCTATGGAAAATAGCAGACAAGAACACTAAGCCAGTTGTATGTGGCACTTACTTTATCTCCAAGCAAATGGAGTCATCGTTGATGCAGCCCATGCCTGCTTTGTTTACTGAGGTTAGTGAGTATGAGATTAGATACTTACACCCACTACCTAAGGATGAAGTAGTAAAGGTTGACTGCGCTGGCTTGGGTCTTACCTTGATGCATCGCAGTGTTGTTCCTAAGTTGCGTGCCGTCTCACCTGACTACTCAGTATTTGCTGAGAAGGAAGGACTAGGAGATAAGTATGTTGGCGAGGACATTGTGTTCTTCCGTAACTTAAAGAAGGCTGGTGTTGATGTGTATGCACACACTGGTGCGGTTGTTAAACACATGAAACGGTTTGCCTATGACGAGAACTACTATGCGTTGTACTGGCAGGCTGCAGCAGCAGCAGAGAGGCAGACAAATGGCGAGCCAACAGCAGAGTAATAAGCGCAGAGGTGCATCGTTTGAGATAGACCTTGCTGATTGGTTTATGACTCAGGGTTTAAACGCACAACGCCTACCTCGTGCAGGTCGCAATGACATTGGTGATGTTGCATTACCTACTGCTAACGACTTGTATGTTATTGAAGCCAAGGCACCACGCCGTGATGGAAAGATTGACCTATCAGGATGGTTGCGGGAGGCGTATGTAGAAGCAGAGAACTACCGTAAGTCTAAGAAACTTGCGCTCGCACCTACACCATTAGTAATTATTAAGGCATCTAATAAAGGAATTGAGGATGCCTATGTTGTGCAAAGGCTAGGTGACATCCTTGCAAAACTCTAAGCACGACATAGTTAAAGTTCTTGAGCATTACGGTTTTGAAATACCGCATGGAAGGCGTGGCTGGTTCACCCTACGCTGCGCTTTCCACGGTGATAGAGTTAAGTCTGCCCGTTTAAACATAGACAACGGTGGGTTTCGTTGCTTCGGATGTGAGATGGCTGGAGATGTGTATTCACTTATCATGAAAAAAGAAGGAGTGGGATTCAATGAGGCTAAGCAAATCGCAGAAGGAATTACTGGAGAAAGCAACGGAGAGTTACGCTCAAAACCTACAGGAAATAGTGCCGTATCTACAGAGCAGAGGTATCACAGAACAGACAGCGACTATGTTTCGCCTCGGCTTCGTAAGAGAGCCTGAGATGGGGCATGAACCTTATGTTGGTAAGTTAGCAATCCCTTACCTCACACCTACAGGTGTGATTGACATACGGTTCCGTAGTTTAAACAGTGATGGTGGTCCGAAATATATGAGCAGACCAGGGGCTACGACTCATATCTATAACATCACTGCACTTAGCAATGATTCAGATGTGCTTGCTATCTGTGAGGGTGAACTCGATACGGTTGTAGCAACACAAGCAGGGTTCAGTGCGGTTGGTTTGCCTGGTGCTAACAACTGGAAGTCCTTTTACAATCGTGTACTTGCTGACTGGTCAAAGGTTATTTTGTTGTGCGATGGTGACAACGCAGGGCGTGAGATGGCTAAGCATTTAAGTAGAGAACTAGACAATGTGTTCCCTGTCTTTATGCCTGAGGGTCAAGATGTTAATGATGTTTACTTAACCGAAGGTGCAGAAGGATTACGCAAGCGAGCGGGTGTTTAAACATGATGGTAAAGAACTCATCATTTGATTTGGACTTTGGCTTTGGTCGGAAGGGCGAACAATTAGTTGAGGCTTTACTAACAGAAGGCAAGACAGTAGAAGTTAAGCGTGACCGTAAGTGGTGGGCGACTAACAACATTTATGTAGAAGTTGAGTGTTGGTTTAACAAGAGTAAATCTTGGGAGCCATCGGGTTTGATGGTTACTACTGCTGAGTATTGGGCGTTTGTTCTTGAGCGTGGTGTTGTCATGGTACCAACAGACCATGTGCACTACGCAATCAGGGAGTTTGGCAGGGAGATTACTTGCGAGATACCACCGAACTGGAGTAAAGGCTTTCTAATTACTATCGAGGATTTACTAACTACAATGAAGGAACTTAAACATGGAGAACAATAACGAATTGTTATGGGAAAGCGTATACAAAGTGGCACGCTACAGTGCAACACGATGTGTGCGTATCCATCGCAACCTCGTGTCTGCTGATGATGTATTCCAACACCTAAACTTATGGGCAGTAGAACACTGGCATAAAATTGAGGAGTGGGAAGGGCAGGATTCTTTAGTGTTTAAACTGCGCCGAACATTTAACAACGAGAGTCAGAAGTTTGCAGCGAAAGAGCGTGCATATAAAACAAAGTCTGTACCAAGCGATGCGTTCTACTATACACACGAGATACTCCAAGAGTTACTGCGTGATGTATGGAACTACGAGCAGTGGGTGCAGTCAGGTTCACTAGCAGAAGCAGAGTTTATTAGTAAGACAAGTAAACCTAATGAGGGTATGAACAGAGAAGCAATGTTGTCAGATGTAAGCGGCTCACTTGCCCGTTTAAACGAGCAAGACAGGGACCTCTTGCGGCGTAGGTTTGACGGTGGTGGTACTGACTTTGATGTACTTGCCGTTGAGTATGGTGCCAGCGAGGAAGCGTTGCGTAAGCGTGTGTCTCGTGCACTTACCAAGTTACAAGACAGACTAGGTGGGGAACAACCTCAATGGAACAATCGTAGATACAGGAAACCCGATAATGATTAGACCTAAGTACCAACGCATGAGACCATGGAACTTAATAGGACTGCCGTTGTATTACATTGGCATCTGTTTAAACGACATAGGGTATTATACTTACCTGGCAGGAGATAAAATAATTTGGTTTAAACGCAAGCAGATTGGATACATTGACAAATGATTATTGGTTTAAGTGGATACGCACAATCAGGTAAGGACACTGTTGCTGAACTGTTGTGTTTAAACTATGGGTACACACGCATGTCGTTTGCTCAACCAATGCGTGATGCTATCTACACACTCAACCCAATAGTCTTTAATCTTAATAGTCGTGTTGCTGATTTGGTAGATGAGTATGGTTGGGATGTAGCCAAGGGTAACCCTGAGGTAAGGCGTTTGCTTCAAGTGTTTGGTACTGATGTAGGTCGCCAACAATTTGGTGATAACTTTTGGGTGCAGCAAGCGTTCGATAAGTTAGAAGGAACTAAGGTTGTGTTCTCTGATGTTCGCTTTCCTAATGAGGCTAATGAAATCCTGCAGTACGGTGGTCAAGTGTGGCGTATCAACCGACACAACCATGCGCCAGTCAATGCACACAAGAGTGAACATGCTATGGATAACTTCATGTTTAAACATGTGTTGTATAACGATGGAACACTAGATGATTTATCTGATGAAGTGTTCATGCTTGCTAAACAAATAGGTTTGTAAAATACAGAAGCCCCGCAAAGGACTGGAACCCTGCGGGGCTTTTGTATGGGCACCTACTTTACGCTTCCCCTTCGTAAGGGAGATGCCCAATGAGATTACTGTATCACATGCCGAACCCTCGTGGGTCGGACACCATCCAACCTCGGCGCTTGCGTTCTTGCTGCCTACGGAAGGGCGTTAGCCCACCCCATACGCCGTACCTTTCATGCACTAGCCCCCACTCTTGGCATAACTCCATGACTGGGCAGTCCGAACACATGCGTACGAAAGTTGCTTCTTCCTCAGGCAAAAAGATTTCTTTATCAGGAAAGAAAACCTCTGTGTCTATACCTCGACATGAACCCTCGGCATACAAGCGTGGGTTAGAGCGCAGTTTAAACGAGACATAGTTCTTGCCTCTGTTGCTTACACTCATGCGTGATTGGATAGTGTGAAGGGTAGGCTCCATTAGTACCATCCTTTAGCAAGGTGATGAGCGTATGCTCGGCAGATGCCACGAGTCTTGCCGTATCTGTGGTCAAGATATTTCAAGCCAGCATCAACCTGTTTAAACCCGTCTTTAGTTGGCTTAACCTTTATGTTTACCCATGTTGAAGGCATAAGTTGTGCGATGCCCATGGCTTTGCTTGATTTGTTTAGCGCAGCAGGTCGCCAGTTTGATTCAAGTGTCCACAATTCATAGAGACATGGGTACTGTTCAAGTTTGTCCTGTTCAATCAAGCGTTGGATAGCGTAGCGTTGGTACTCGTTGTCGTAGTATGCAATGACCTCGCCCTTGGGTGCGTGTGAAGTTATCTGTACTCGTGGGTTGAACACAAGAAAGATTCCAAGTATCACTACTGTCGCCATCCAAATGCGGGCGTGCGGGTGTATGTGTTTAAACATACTCAGCCTCTAACTTTGCACGGTTACCGCACACTCGACTGATAAAAGTCAAGATGTCTTGAGGGATGTCGGTGTCCTCACCCTCATCGTTAGTTAAACCGAGGACAATCATATTGCCCACGATACTAGGTGTATTACCGAACATGAAAGACATGGCGCTCGCCACTGCGTTGAGTGATAAACCTTTGAGCAGTCCTTCCTCATTTACATAGCCTTGGCACACGCCTGCACCATAGAAGTCATGCATCCCGATGGGTTCGATGAGTCCATCCACTGCTGCTTGCATGTCGGAGAGTTGTTTAAACTCTTTCTCCTCGTATGTTCCATCTGTGTATAGCACTGCACCTTTAGGCATAGTTGTTCTCCTTTAGTTGTCCGTTCTTGAACTCTTTACCTACCTGATACTCCCGACCTATCTTGTCAATCTCCTCGCTGAGTTTGTTCATGAACTCGTTGCGTTGAGACGGTGATAGGTGGGTAATCATCTCGTCTGTTACCTCGGCGTACCATAAAACTTTTGGTTGCTTGGGTTTGGTATCAGAAGAAACTGCAGTGCGCCAGTTGCGTTTAAACATTTAGTTCACCAGTCCTTTCATCATTTCATTTAGTTCTCCGTAAGCGAGGTCGCTTGCGTTGTACTTGCATCCATCTAGTGTTGCCTTGCCTTCGAGTCCAGCAATCTTTACCCAATCACGATAAGGCTTGGCACCTTGGTAGTTCTTGATGAATAGAGTTGCTGATAGGTAGAGGGCGTAGTCGTTCTGAATCCACAACGCAATGTTCCATGTGTTGTAGTTTTTCCAGCCCTCGTATGTTGTTGGCTTGCTCATAGTGATGCCTCCAGTTCTGCAATCTGTGCCTTGAGATGTTCGATTCTTTCAGCAGTTGATGGTTTTACCTTGCCACCTAAAGCAAGCACATGTGAGCGATAGATAGCATCGTATTCACTGCGGTATTTTTTGACTAAGTATTTGCGTGCCTCACCTTGGGCGATGGCATGCGCTGAGCGTTCTTTCATTTGTATCCAGTCCTTTGTTCTTGGTAGCACTGTTGCTACATGTCCGAGTATTCCGAAGCCAAGAAATAATGTCAAGGATTTAAATAAAAAAAGATAAACTATTTTTCTGTTTAAACAATAGCCTGTATCTTGTAGGTTTTACCTTTGGTAAAACCAAATCCTACCACATCTGTCAACCGCACTGTTTAAACGCATGTCGTTAGCAGTCTGGTCCCTGGAGTGCTAACTGTTTAAACATTATGTACCACCAGACCCACCACCACCACCACCTTGTTTAAACACTTGAAGATTGCCAGATTCCAGGCAAAAAGAAAACCCCCGCCGAAGCGGGGGCATCTTTATCGGAGGATGCTGGGGCTATCTCCGAAACTTAGAAGGCTAGTTCATCTTGGTCAGCCCAATACTTGTCGAGTTCTGCATCGGTTAGTCTACCGAACCCACGCCAGTTGTTTGTATAGACCTGTTTAAATGGCTCGAAGTTCTTGTGCTCTACGATTCTGCCATCTTTAACCTTGAAGTATTCACCCTCGTTTGCTGAGTATGACCAGTCAAGGTTGGAGTCCAGCATTACTGCTGCGTTCTCGATAGTCTCCTCGGTTGAACCATAGACGAGGGAACCTGTGCCAGTCTGACCAATCCACAATGGCGATGAGTTAACACGAGCAAGGTGCAATGTGTTGCCCTTACCCTGTTCAATCCAAGCCAAGGCAGCGGTGCCCTGTACACGAGAGAGTACCTCGGAGATAGGTGCAGCAGTGAAGGCGATAAGTGCAGCGACTGCCTCGCTATCTACCTGACCATGGCGCTTGACCTTGAGTTGTTTAAACAATTGGTCATCGTTGCTGATGTGTCCGTTGTGAGTGAGCACGATTTTGCCACGAGGAATTGGGTGGTTGTTGTCGTTAACCTTTGGCGAACCCTGAGTTGCCCAACGAGTGTGCAAGATGGCGGTCTGTGCGTTTAAACATAGTCGCTTGCCTGCATCTGTTGTGATGAACTTGGTTGCAGCAACGGGTGCTTTGGTGATTACACGATTGCCTGACTTGGGGTTAATCCAAGCAGCGCCAGTGGCATGGTAGCCACGATGTTCGATGTCGAGCAGCATCTGTGCTGCAAGGTCGGTCTGATTCTGATTGTGCTTTGGGTTAAGGCAGAAGCCTGCGATTCCACACATAATTTATTTCTCCAGTCTGCTAGTTGTTATGAGTTAATTGTATCACATGGGTTGATAACTTTTACCAACCTGTTTAAACGGTCGGATGCAAGAAGGTAATCCGCATCCTCTTTGTTGTATGCACCAGTGAAGCGCCGACCATAGAAGTCAATGCCCTCGATGATGTATAACATTTTGTTATATTCTCTTTCCGTATAGATAGAAGCCGACCGCAAGCAAGCCAAGCAATAGCACTCGACCATCTACGATTGACCAGTAGTTGATGCTGTTCATGATTCCAGTCCGTTCTGTTTAAACAAGGTACCAATTTGGTACCAGTGCCTGCCGAGGGTAACGCTCCCTCGCTTGCCCACTTGGGGCAGGCTGCGCTTGTTAGGCGCTGAGTTCGACTGCTCGTTGGTTGAGGTAGTTAGCAGTGTCGAGTTTGATTGCCTCGTTGATAACTAACTTGCCAAGCAGTGACTTGATGTCGTTTAAACGGTCACCAGTTCCTGCATCAAGGATTCCGCCAGCAGTTGAGAAGGTTGCGATAGCCTCGCAAAACTCTGCCCATGCTTGGATTTTCTTACCGTTGAGGGTGCCATGGTGTAGGCGAAACTCGATTGTGCCATGGCGTTGGTATGAGTCGAGATTTAGTGATTGATAGCGACTGCCTCCGATGTTACGGATTGAACCGTTGCGGATGTTTTCAGTCCACTGGTCAATGACTGCCTCGCTGATGTTGTGATTGCAGAAGTGATTGTTTAAACGAGACTTGGCAACGAGTGCGCCGATTGCGTTGGCTGCGGTGTACCAGTTGCGAACCGTTGCAGCGATTCCATCCACGCCGTAATGGTCAGCGCCGATATGGACATGGTAACCAGTTTGGCGGTTAACGGTTGCACCAGCACGAAGTAGGGCACGAGCAGCGGTGAGGCTCTCGTTTAAACTGCCATCGTTGAGGATTGGTGAAACTGCCTCAGCATCAACGCCACGAGTTCCATCGGGCTTGCATGACCAGTTTAAACCGACTGCATCGAGTGCAGATTGTGCGGTGCGGATTGAGATGCTGCTTGTTTCGAGTTCGATTCCGTAAGTTTTCATGGTTAGTTACTCTCCAGTAGTGAGTTGTGGCATGCAGGGCAGATTGGAGCGCCAAGGTTGACCAAGGTGCTGCGAGAAACACGAGCGATATATCCATCGTTTAAACACTCGACCTTGATGAGGCGAGTTGTTTGCTTAGGTGCTGCAGCAATTTCAAGGGCTGCGTGTGGATAGGCTCCAAGATTGGCAAGGATTGAGTTTGCCCATGTTGGGAGGGTTTCCAGTGGCTTGGCAACGCTTGGTGCTGCTGAGCGCCAGTTGCCGATATGAGCCAGTTTCAAGAGAGGCAGCACCAGTTTTGCCACTGCCTCAGTTGAGTCAACGATTGGTGATACGAAAATCTCAGCAGTGAAGTCATCGGATGCTGATGGAGGCACAATTGCTGCATCTGCAGCCTTGCGACCAGTTTTAGGGGTAAATCCACAAGAGAGGCGAATTACTGCCTCCTCGTTTCCACCAAGGCTTAAACCCTCGGTGACATAAGGCTTGGCTGCAGCAGCGAAGTCTGCAAGCCATGATTCACGATTGCTCATGAGTAGTGCTCCGTTTCCAGTCGGTAGTGGATTGTTCCACTGGCACTAAGGTATTCGAGTTTAAACAAAATTACAAGCACCCCTAAAACCATTGATTTTAACTGACTTTGGGGCAGTTTAAACGATTCGATGTTGATGCGATTGCCTCCGATTGTTCATGCAGTGATGAGCACAAAAAAATATGTTACTCATCAGTAATGCTCTAAAACCATTGATTTATACTGGTTTCAGCGATGTTGAATTGTTGCGATGCTCTAAAGTGATATTAAACAACTGACTTTAGCGTGTTACCGATGAGTAACTTATGGCGATGTTTGCGGTTGTCTTACATAGTGAGATGCCACGCATGCAGGCTGAGCCATCGGAAAGTAGTTGAAAGTTCAACTATGTTTAAACAAGGCTGCGATTGCTGCGATGCGTATGCAGGGGGGGGGGCGAGATTGATACGAGCAGCGAGTCAACGCCAAGCCAGCGCATAGTGCTGCTCAGCCCTAGTTTTGCCAGCAGTGCCAGCAAAATCAGCAAGCAGTTTAAACAAAAGCAAAGCAGCAGCAAATGTTTGACCCCAGGTTTTTAAATATCTGTGTGTCTGTGTGTCTGTGTATCTACCCACATAACTTTGATAGCCCTGGGGTCACACTGCTCTGACCTGCGGTTTTACCTGAAAGGTAAACCGTTGCAAAATAGTTACAAAATAAATGTCCAATAAGTGTCCTCTGGACACCTAATAGTATATGTAGGGCAAAATAATGGTCGCCCTACTGCAAGCACACTGGCAGCCCCTTAGGCTGCCCCCCTAGTTATTGCCCTAACCTACGGCTTCCGCCTTAGGGCTACAGCCTACGGTTAGGAAAGGATAAACTGCAATGCTTCCATTAGGTCGCATTGCTACTACGCCTATGGAAAGAAAAAGAGTTACTGCTGCATCCCATAAGTCGGATGCTATAAAGAAGCAGATTATAGATTTTTTAATGCAAGGCTACTCGGTCCAACGAGCCATGGATGCCGTTGGGAGAAGTGTCAAGACTTACGAGTATTACCGTAAGACAGACCCTGACTTTGCTGCAGGTATAGACAAACTGCGCTCTCTGACCGCCCGTGGAGAAGTAGGCGGTCCGACCGAAGAAGTACCCCCATTTGAGATTTTTTCCAAAAAATACTTAGGGGTTCAAGTTTTTGAACATCAACGCCATTGGATTGATTTATTGGAATCCAGAGTGCCTACGGATGTCCACCCTTCAATTATTTATGAGCCAGGGGATAAAGACCTACTCATCGTTAACACTCCCCCAGAACACGCAAAGTCTACGACCATTACGGTCAACTATGCTGTATATCGGATTTGCCAAAACCCTAACATCCGTATCATGGTTGTTTCTAAAACCCAGGCTATGGCGCAAAAGTTCCTGCTCTCCATAAAGAACAGACTCACCCATCCTCGTTATCAGGACTTACACCTCGCCTTTGGACCTCCAGGCGGATTTGAAAAGAACTCTGATTCGTGGAAGCAGGACCT